CTTCGAATACGAATGCGAATATCGGCTCTCAGCTATGCAGATTTTTTTACTGGGTAAAAGCCTTGCCACTTGGCAAAAAACAACAATTATTTAAGGGGTATTAGTAGGACTTACCGAACATTCCCTAAGAAATCAGCAAACAAGTAGCGCAATGAAGCGAATAGGTAACTTGTACGAAAAGGTTTGTTCTATCGAGAACTTGCAGCTTGCGGACGAAAAGGCCCGCAAAGGTAAGTTACGTACGTACGGAGTTATAGAACACGACAAAAACAGGGAAGCAAACCTATTGAAGTTACGCGAAATTTTGCTAAACGGTACTTTCCATACGTCTAAGTACGACGTATTCACTATTTACGAACCGAAAGAACGGGAAATATACCGCTTGCCTTACTTTCCCGACCGCATTTTGCACCACGCTATAATGAACGTATTAGAGCCTATTTGGGTTTCGACATTCACGGCGGACACTTATAGCTGCATTAAGAACCGGGGGATTCATGCGGCCGCGAAGAAGGTAAAACAGGCCCTACGGGAAGACCCGGAAGGTACTACGTTTTGTTTGAAATTGGATATTCGCAAGTTCTACCCTTCGATTAACCACGACGTGCTAAAATCCATTCTGCGCCGCAAGTTGAAGGATAAAAGGCTACTTCGCCTACTTGACGAAATTATAGATTCGGCGGACGGCGTACCTATCGGAAACTACCTAAGCCAATATTTCGCTAACCTTTATTTAACCTACTTCGACCATTGGATAAAGGAGCAGAAGCGGGTAAAGTATTACTTCCGCTATGCGGACGACATTGTAATACTTTCGCCCGACAAAGCCTACCTTCATTCCTTAATGGGCGAAATTAGGGAGTATTTGGGGGACTTGAAATTAGAGGTTAAAGGGAATTGGCAAGTTTTCCCCGTAGCGGCTCGCGGTATCGACTTCGTAGGATATGTATTTTTCCACACGCATACCCGAATGCGAAAGGGCATTAAAAAGACTTTTTGCCGGCGGTTGGCGAAGCTGAACAAACGGAAAAGGCCATTATCCGAAAAGGACTTTAAGCAGGCTATTTGCCCTTGGTGGGGTTGGGCGAAGTCTTGCGATAGCAAACACTTGATTAAGAAACTTTCTAAAACATCGAAGTATGAAATCAAATTCAAACGATAGACCGCCCATTTTGCAGGACTTGGGCAACGGCAGTTGGCATTACAACTACAATATTACCGAAGTGGAAGTAACGCCGGAACCTATGGCCGAAGCAGAAGGCGACCAGGTACCGGCCGCAAGGAAGGCGTACGATTACGACACGGTGGAAGTATGGGGCCGGCCGGATTACGACAAATGCGTAAAGGCCGTTTTGCGTTCCCGCCGGGACGAAACCGAAGAATTTAGCCTTATCAATAAGTACAACGCTTTCGTACTTGGGCTATCGACGGACAAAGCGGACAAAACCGAATACGAAAATTACCTTAAAGAAGTGCTTGCGGTTAAAGCAATGGTTCGGGCCGACCTTGCCGCCGCCGGTATCGACGTAGGGGCAGCGGGAATTTAAGCTATGGAAAATATCTTACAGACCTTCGGGCCGCAACTTATTATTATAGCTTGCGTTTACGCGCTTGTTTTGTTCGTGGTCTTCCTTGACCTTTGGGCCGGGATTCGAAAGGCCAAACAACGGGGGGAATATCGGTCTTCGTACGGATTGCGTAAGACAGTAGACAAAATAAGCCGGTATTTCAATATGATACTCGTAATTACATCTATCGACGTGGTGCAAATGTTGGCTATTACGCAGCTAAATCCGCAGACGAACCACACTTTACCGGTATTGCCGTTTTTTACGTTTATCGGGGCTATGTTCGTGGGATTTATCGAATTAAAGAGTATCTACGAGAATAGCGAAGCCAAGGAGCGGGCCAAAATCGGGGATGCGGCTAAAATCCTTTCGCAAATCATCCAGCATAAGGACGAACAGGAGATTATAGCCGGGGTTATCGAGTATCTAAAAAAGGAAAAAGAGAAAGGGGGCGACAATGAAACTAACGCTTAAACGGCGATACTTCGCCGAAACCTATACTATCGGTACGCTGTTTATTGACGGGGTGCGTTTTTGCGATACCTTGGAAGACAAGAACCGGGACGACAACCGAAACGGCAAATTTGACAATGGGGAACAGAAGGTAAAGAACGAAACGGCTATACCGTTCGGAACCTACGAAATAACCGTAAACCGTTCGCCGCGCTTCGGGCGCGACCTTCCTCGCCTTTTGAACGTACCGCATTTCGACGGCATTCTAATTCATCGTGGCAATACCGGTAAGGACACTTCCGGCTGTATTTTGGTCGGAGAAAACAAGGTAAAGGGGCGGGTTATCAATTCCACGCCTTACGAACTTGAACTTACAAAGCGGTGTAAGGCCGCAATAGCCCGGAAAGAAAAAATCACTATCGAAATCGTATGAAAACAAGAACCTTTATAGCTATTCTTTGGGGGATTGCGGCCGTTTCTTTTATCGGGTGTTCCACGCCGCGAAAGTTGGCCGGCAGCACGAAGGAAACGGCTAAGACCGAAGAAAAGCGGAACGAAACGACGGCGGCCGAATTTCGCCGGACGGTAGACAATACGAAAACCGAAGGCGTAGAAGTAACCTATACGAAAATCGAGTTTTTCCCGCCGAAACCCGATACCCGGCAGGCAAAGCCGGACACTATGCAGGCGGGCGGCCCGTCTAATCCGGTTGCAGACACGCCCAAGAACCGGCCGAAGGAACCGAAAGAGAAGCAGCCGCCCGATACCGGAAGGCAGGGAGCTATTAAGAGTATCGAAACCTTCACGGTAAAACAGAAGGCCGAAGCTACCGGGGTAACGCAGGAAGAACAGAAGACGGAAACGACCAAAACGGAAGAAGTGAACACGGACACCGATAAGGAAACCGATATTACCGAGAAGCCGGCGGCCGACCCGTACAGGTGGCGTTACATTTTCGGGATTTTGGTACTATTGGCGGTTGCCTTTTTCTTTCTTCGGAAGACGAAGGTATTTACGGCTGTAGCCGCCTTCTTCCGCAAATTGTTTTAGCGGAGATAAAAGGAAAGCACCCAAAAGGGCCTTAAAAATGGGTTCCTTTTTGGGTGCCTTGCGTGTAAAACCTTAATAGTTAAGGTTGTCTGCGGAGAGAGAGGATGCCATGAACACGGACTATTCGGCCGAGGAGCGGAAGAAGGACTCCGCGCAGAAGTCGGACAACGAAACCCCCTCGGCCCGGGAGTAGGCCTCGCGGGGCGTCCGCCCCGCCGTGCGAACCGAGCGAAAAGCGTGTGAAATGGCTGACAGACGGATCGAATCCTCCGACGTGGAGATGAGCTTCTGGGACCATCTCGCGGCGCTGCGCCCCCATCTGGTGCGCAGTGCCGTGGCCGTGCTCGTCGTGGCCGTCGTGGCCTTCCTCTCGAAGCACTTTCTGATCGAGACGGTGTTGTTCGGCCCCAAGAGCGCCGACTTCCCGACCAACCGCCTGCTGCTGGCCGCCGGGCATGCGCTCGCCGACCTGTGCGCGTGGATCAACTCCTGGTCGGGGCTCTCCCTGAGCGTCAATACGGAGGCCTTCGACGTCGCGAACCTCAATTTCCGCGTCATCAACACGCAGATGGCCGGGCAGTTCAACCTCCACATGAAGGTCTCGATGATCTCGGGGCTCGTGCTGGCCATGCCCTACGTGCTGTGGGAGTTCTGGCGCTTCGTGCGCCCGGCGCTCACGCCCCGCGAAATCGCCGCCACGCACCGCTTCGTCTTCTGGGCCTCGACCTTCTTCTTCGCCGGGCTGCTGTTCGGCTATTTCGTACTGGTGCCCCTCTCGGTGAGCTTCTTCATCAACTACCAGGCGAGCCCCTCGATCGTCAACATGATCGACGTCGGGCAGTACCTCTCGACGGTGATCGTCGCCTCGGTCGCCTCGGCGCTGGTCTTCCAGCTGCCGCTGCTGATCTACTTCCTGACCCGCATGGGGCTGATCTCCTCGGCCTTTCTGAAGCGATACCGCCGCCACGCCTTCGTGGTGCTGCTCGTCATCGCGGCGATCATCACGCCGCCCGACATCTTCAGCCTCGTGCTGGTCATCATTCCGCTCTACGGACTCTATGAATTGAGCATCCGCCTCTCGGCCCGCATCGAACGCCATCAGGCGGCCGCGGGCCACAACGAGTAACAGAGACTTCATGAACAACGAATCATTCGGTTCCGCGCCGGTGCGGGTCATCGTCATCGGTGCCGGAAACCGTGCACGGAAATACCTCGAATACGCACACCGCTTCCCGGAGCGGCTGCGG